AAGAGTTAGCGTTCTTCTATAATGAAGCAGCCGTTGCAGGGGGTTGGACTTATATCAAGTCAGTGGCCTTAGAAAAAGAGGATGAGGAAATTGTCTGGTCCGATTTTTGAACCTAAACATGTTTTAGTAGATGGTGACATAGTTGCTTACAGGGCTGGGTTCTCCTCTGAGGGGAAGACCAGTGCAGATGCAGAAGACAAGATAGATGAGGTTATGAACTTTATAGCCTACAAAACTATGTCTTTCCCTGTACCCAGCAACTTCTACACTTTCTTAACTGGGGCAGATAACTTTAGGTTTGATATAGCTAAGTCTTACCCCTACAAGGGAAATAGAAGTAAGTCTGAGAAGCCTGAGTTTCTGCAACATTCAAGGGATTATCTAGTGTCTAAGTACAAAGCAGTTATCAGTTACGGGGAAGAGGCAGATGATCTTATAGCCATAGCAGCTACTAAGTTTGGGCCTAGAACCGTTGTGGCATCTATCGACAAAGACATGCTACAGATACCTTGCTGGCACTATAACTTTGGACGGGATGAGTGGTCACAAGTAGATGAGTGGGGAGGCTCTAAGTTCTTCTACACTCAGATACTAACTGGTGATGCAGCCGACAACATTAAGGGTATCAAGGGTGTTGGACCTGTTAAGGCTGGTAAGTTGCTTAAGGATTGTGCGACAGAAGAAGAACTGTGGTACGCTTGCTTAGAGGCTTATGATGGTGACTATGACCGTGTATTAGAAAATGCTAGGCTACTCTGGCTTAGACGTAGGAAGGAAGAGTTATGGGAGCCTCCAACAGCGAGAGACGTAGACACGCAATAAAGAATGGATACCGCTCTGGCCTTGAGGACGATATAGGAAAAGACTTGACTTCAAGGGGTGTAGACTTTGAGTATGAGAAGCTAAAGATACAGTGGCAACTTGTAGAACAGAAGACCTACACCCCAGACTTCAAGTTACCTAATGGTATCATAATCGAAAGCAAGGGTCGGTTTGTTGCAGCGGATCGTAAAAAACACCTTAAGGTTAAAAGTCAGCATCCGTTTCTCGACATACGGTTTGTGTTTTCTAACTCTAGGGCCAAGTTAAACAAGGGTGCCAAGAGTACCTATGGAGATTGGTGTGACAAGCACGGTTTCTTATACGCAGATAAAAGGATACCCGACGAATGGACAAAGACATCGTAGTTACTTTTAAGGTGCATAAAGCAGACACGGACCCTTACGAAGAGGAGGGTTGTTGGTGGCTAGATTGCTTAGTAGAGGATACAGGCCTAGAGGGTGAAGAGTCAATGTTTGAGGAGGTAATTCCTTTTAACACCTTTGAAGATGCCATTAGGTTCAGGAAACACTTCCTGACTTCAATACAACCAATCGTAATTGATTTCACACTAGGAATGGAGGTAAAGTATGACGGGTAAAACAGCTATCGTATTCTCCTGCGCCCACGTTGATCCAGAAGTCAGTAATGAACGATTTGATTGGTTAGGCGAACTAATCTATGAGGTCAATCCTCATTACATCGTTGACCTTGGAGACGGTGCAGATATGAAGTCACTCAACAGCTTTGACACACGCTACCCCCAAGCTATGTGTTCTCAGAGTTACGAGAGGGACATTGACCACTACAACGAAGCTATGGACAGGCTAAGACGTAAACCAAAGACTAGAAAGTACAAAGTTCCCGCGTGGTACGGCTTTGAGGGCAACCATGAGCATCGTATCAAACGTGCCATAGCGCATGACCCTAGATTGGAAGGAGACAAGTATGGTATATCCTATAGTCACTTACAAACAGATCACTGGTTTGATGAGTACTACGAATACGAAAACTCAGGTCCAGCAATACAGGACTTTGACGGCGTATCGTATGCTCACTTCTTCAGTTCTGGTAATTTTGGGTCAGCTATGTCTGGACTACATCATGCCAATGGTCTACTAGCTAACAGGAACCATAGCAGCACCTGTGGGCATAGTCACAAGCGCGACCTTAAGTTTAAGGATGGGGCGCACCCTAACGGTATCATTGGACTTGTGGCGGGTTGCTTTAAGGGCGCTAAGGAGAGTTGGGCTGGTCAAGCAAACAATGATTGGTGGAAGGGCGTAGTAATTAAGCGAGAGATAAGCAATGGCATGTACGAGCCTGAGTTTGTATCACTGAAACGGTTAAAGGAGTTATATGGTAATGGGGAAGCGTTCTGATTTTGAGCGAGTGCCAAGGGACTACTACCCTACCCCAATACAAGCTGTAGAGCCTCTGATCCCTCACCTACCGTATGCCTTCGATTACTTGGAGCCATGCGCGGGTGACGGGAGACTGATCTCTCATATAAGCGAGTTAACTGGGGGCTTAGGGGAATGTATAGGTGCCTATGACATTGAGCCAAGGCATGACTATGTAAAGAAGATGGATGCTCTCGACATAGAGAGTATTGGAGGCCAGTTTAGCACAGACTTCTATGCTATAACAAACCCCCCTTGGGATAGAAAAGTACTACACCCATTAATAGATACGTTCTTGGGTGTATGTCCTGTATGGTTGTTGTTCGATGCAGATTGGATGCACACCAAGCAGTCTTCTACATTTATGACTTACTGCAAGTCGGTAGTTAGTGTAGGCAGAGTTAAGTGGATTGAGGGAAGCAAGAGCCAAGGCAAGGACAATTGTTGCTGGTATCTCTTTGACTACAGTAATGAAGAACAGACACAGTTTTATGGGAGACTGATACAATGATTATGAGCCACAAGAGTATGGAAGCGTTTCGTGAGTATAGTGATTGGGTAGAGGACAAGATCATTACTGAGGGTAAAGACCGCCTGATGGAAAATGCTTTAGGTCTTATGGGTGAGGCTGGGGAAGTGGCTGAGAAGATTAAGAAGAGTATGAGGGACAAGACCGAGGTTACACCTAACGACATTGTAAAGGAACTAGGTGACGTTGTGTTCTATGCTACAGCCTTATCTAACTACTACCATGCTAACTTGGGTGTTACCATCTTAGAGAACATTAACAAGTTAGATAGCCGTGAGGCACGTGGAACAATTAAAGGTAGTGGTGACAACAGATGAATTGGATTACCCGATACTACAACTACCTAAATACTTGGCGGTTACACAGGGAAACTATCAAGCAATTAAATACTATGACTGATGCTGCCTTAAAGGACATAGGCATCAACAGAGGCGATATTAACCGTATGATCTGGCTAGACGAAGATATGATCCAAAGAGGAAAGAAGAAATGAAAAGCAACTACCTACCTACAGACTACCAGACTTTTATCGCCACTAGCCGTTATGCGCGTTGGTTAGAGACAATCGGTCGCCGTGAAACATGGAGTGAAACTGTAGATCGTTACCTAGAAAACATAGTCCAGCCGTGGCTAAAGCCTGTTGACCTAGATGAAATGCGTGACGCTATACTTAGTCTTGAGGTAATGCCTTCTATGCGTTCTCTTATGACTGCGGGTAAAAGTTCTAAGCGCGACAACACTTGTATGTACAATTGTAGCTATCTACCCGTAGATGATCCTAAAGCCTTTGATGAGGCTATGTTTATCTTGCTGTGTGGTACAGGCGTTGGCTTTAGTGTCGAGCGACAGTTTATCAGTAAGCTGCCAGATATTCCTAACCTGTATGAGAGCGAAACTACGGTTGTAATTAAGGACAGCAAAGAGGGTTGGGCGAAGGGATTACGTCAAGTACTTGCGCTACTCTGGGCTGGTGAAGTTCCTAAGTGGGATGTTAGTTTAGTAAGACCCGCTGGTGCTAGACTTAAGACGTTTGGTGGTCGTGCTAGTGGCCCTGCTCCTTTGGTTGATCTGTTTAACTTCTCTGTTGCTACGTTCAAGGCAGCACAAGGGCGTAAGCTGAGTTCTATTGAGTGCCATGACCTGATGTGTAAGATTGGTGAGGTTGTCGTTGTAGGTGGCGTTAGACGCTCTGCTATGATCAGTCTGTCTAATCTATCTGATGATCGTATGCGTCACGCTAAGTCAGGTAACTGGTGGGAACTAAACGGACAACGGGCGTTAGCTAACAACTCTGTGTCTTATACAGAAAAGCCAGACAGTATGTCATTCATGCGTGAGTGGGTGTCATTGATGGAGAGTGGATCAGGTGAACGAGGTATATTTAATCGTGAAGCATCGAAGAAACAGGCGGCTAAGAATGGTAGACGAAATGCAGAATACGAGTTCGGAACCAATCCATGTTCGGAGATCATACTTCGACCAAATCAGTTTTGTAATCTTACGGAAGTTGTCATACGTGCTAACGACAGTCTACAAGACCTTGCAAGAAAAGTCCGTCTTGCAACTGTACTTGGAACCATTCAGTCAACCTACACACACTTCCCATATCTGCGTAAAATGTGGCAGTCTAATACAGCAGAAGAACGATTGCTCGGTGTGTCACTCACAGGGATAATGGACAACCCGTTAATGACTACAAATAATGAGGGGTTAGCTAAGACACTACAGTATCTCAAAGAGGTAGCGGTGGAAACAAACAAGCAGTGGTCTGAGACGTTGGGTATTCCAGTATCCACAGCTATAACTTGCGTTAAACCATCGGGTACGGTTTCACAGGTTGTAGATTCTGCCAGTGGGATTCATGCAAGACACAGCCCATACTACATTCGTACAGTAAGAGGAGATAACAAAGACCCGCTAACGCAATTTATGATCTCACAAGGCATTCCTAATGAGCCTGACGTAATGAAGCCAGATGCTACTACAGTGTTTAGTTTCCCTATGCAGTCTCCACTAGGTGCAGTACACACAGCCGATACGACAGCTTTAGAACAGCTAGAAATGTGGTTGATGTACCAGAGGCATTGGTGTGAACATAAGCCATCAGTAACCATTAACGTAAAAGCAGATGAGTGGCTTGCTGTAGGTGCATTTGTGTATGAACACTTTGATGAAATGTCAGGGGTATCGTTCTTACCCTTTAACGAACACACATATCAACAGGCACCTTATCAAGAGTGCAACAAGGAAGAGTACTACAAAATGTTAGACGCTTCACCAAGAAACATTGAGTGGGAGAAACTTGCTGACTTTGAGCAAGAGGACAACACTTCTGGTATGCAAACAATGGCTTGTACAGGGGATGTATGTGAAATGGTAGACATTGGATAATTCAGAGTTAGTTAAGCCAAGTAGGTCTCGCAGAAAGACTAAATACAAGGGTGCGGGTCAGAGGGAAACTTCTGGCCTGACCCCCAAAACACCTAGACAGAAGGAGTTCGTGGATGCACTTAAAGAGTACAGCCAAGTGTTTGTACTTGGGCCTGCGGGTACGGGTAAGACCTACATCACAGCTACGGTAGCCGCCGACCTATATACTACTAAGAAGATCGACAAGATCGTCATTACACGCCCACACGTAACTGTGGGTAAGGACATTGGCTATCTTCCGGGAACCCTTGAGGAAAAGGCTCAACCTTGGGCCTTACCCGTCTTGGACGTACTACAAAAGCATCTAGGTGCGGGTACTGTTGAGACAGGAATAAAATCTGGCAACATTGAAATGGCACCCCTTGCTCTTATGAGGGGTCGTAGCTTTGAGGACGCTTTTATCATTGTTGACGAAACTCAGAATATAACTACCCATGAGTTAAAGATGTTACTCACAAGAGTAGGAGACAATTCTACCATAGTTCTTAACGGTGATGTTCAACAATCTGACTTGAAGGAAGCAGATGGTCTTTCTAAGGTAATCCACCTAGCTAAGAAATATATGCTGCCTATATCTATAATTGAGTTCGGAGTTGAAGACATCATAAGGAGTGACATTTGCGCCCAATGGGTCAAAGTCTTTATGAAGGAGAAGCTATGATCTATGTGTATATAGTTGTACTTAGCATTATGAAGGACGGGGAACCACACTTCTCTGTTCGCGCACCTAATGCAACTTACAAGACAGAGGAAAGATGTCAGGCTGTAAGAGAGTTAAACATGCTTTACTTACTTGAAACTAAGCCTGACCCAAAGGCAAAGTTCTTTAGTCAGTGCGTAGGCTTACCGTTTAACATGAAGGATAAAGGAGACTTGTAATGAAAGAACCTGTAGTAATTAAGCTAAACCCCTCTGAGAACAAACTAACAGAAGTTGATCAACAGTTTGTTATCCTAGAGAACCAACAGCGTGAGGTTAGAGAGCAAACTAAGGAGATTAAAGACAATGGCTAAGTGGAAGGAACTGGTGTCGGAGTTTGACAGTGACATGGTTAATCACCCTCCTCACTACGGTACAGGCGATATAGAGTGTATTGATTACATCGAAGACTTCTTGACCGAGGAAGAGTGGATCGGATACCTCCGTGGGAATATAGCCAAGTACTTACATAGGTGGCGTTATAAAAGCGGGTTGCAAGACTTGGAAAAGGCTGCATGGTACATGGACCGACTACAGCTAACACAGGAGGTAGATTGACCCTGATGGAAATACCTGATCTGATCTCTATCATAGTTGTATTGCAAACCCTTCTTATACTGTGGTTAGCGGGTAAGGTCTCCAAGCTAGAAAGAGACACAGACCTGTCTATGAAGGTGCCTATGTACGCCCTGTTTCAACACATAAACAACGACCACCCAGAACTATGTGATAAAGAATAAAAAAAGCCCCTGCGTCCAACTAAGGATACAGGGGCTTTACTTTTTTGTATATAAGGTTTTGTTTATTTGTTGCCGAAGAATTTACTTACTGACCTTAGACCTATGCTGGCACTAACAATCCCACCAAGGGAAATTTGATACCATTGAGGCATTGATTGAAGTGCTGCAAAACCGTTAGCTACTACGTCCTCTGCCCAAGCAAATGGGAGGAAGGCAAGCACAAGTGGAACTGAGAACAGAAGTGTAATCCATTCATCCTTCCAAGAGTTCTCTGTAGCCTTTATAGCCGCTAAGTCCCAATCAATTTCGCCAGTTAATTGCTTTTTCCTAATCTCTGCCTCAGTTAACTTGAGTTGTGTTTTACCATCAATTATACTCGTAGCTAACCCTGAGAGACTGTTAATTATTGCTCCAATCATTTCTTGTTACTCCCGTTAAGGTACAGCCCAAACCAAGCTGCCCCCGCTCCAACTATAACACTAACGAATCCTGCTTGGGCATTGTTTGGAGAACTTAAGTCCATAAACCAGTTACAGGTTTGATAGAACACAATCATGTAACTTAGTATAAGTAGCCTTGGTGCAATTCGCCATGCGTCTAGTTTCTCTGGTGTCATTTAACCGCTCCTTTTAATCCATCTATAATCTCTTGTGCAGAAGGTCTACGTTTCTTAAAATCATATACACACTCAAAACTCTGAGGACATTGCCTGTATGCAGCGCCATACTCATACTTAGGTATCAAAGGTGTTGGATAGAATGTAGCAGATGAACCGTTAGGTCCACGATACCAACATTGTTGAACGCCCATTATGCTAACCCGTTTCCACAGCTTACATATAACCATTCGGGGTTCTTTAGCTTCTAGTACCCCTACAGTGAAAATTAAGGCTACACAAAACCACAATGCTTTTACCATGAACCCGTGCCTACCCCAATTAAATATACCCCGCCAAAAACAACGAATAGGATACCAAGGGACAGTGCAAACATAGCCATGTTATTTACGATCTGTTTCTTAGCTTCCATAGCCTTGTAGACAGTTTCTTCACGTTCTTTTCTTATCTGCCTTCTTAGCTTGATCATTTCATCCCAAGTTTTAGGGCCAAATCTCATATTTAAAAGGAACATCAATTCCTTCTGTTGGGCCGCTAACTTTTTCTTATGGACAATTATGTCGAAGGCTTCCTTTTCTATACTGTCAGCAGACGTTAGCTTCTGTATAGTTGAAGGTGACTTTCTTTGTTGCTCTGCTTTATGAAGGTCAGAGGCGGCTCCGAACCACTCCCCTAGCTGCCCCATAACGTCTTCTATCTCTCTGCCATGTTGTACTAATTTCTTAGTCATTGTGAAGGCGGCAGTGCAGGCTGATATGGCCGTTATGGGGTCTAGCATTAGTCTTTCTCCATTACCACTAGCATCCTTTCAAGGGACTCTTTAATTCCCTTTATGTTTTCTTCTATCTTTCCTAGCTGTACGGCTTGGGTAATTGAGGATGTTTCAACAGCCTTAACATCGGCACTTATTCTAACTATAGAGGCGTAGTTGGCATCTACGTCTGCCCTCATCTGTGAAATAGCCCAAACTATCATTGCGGCTTGTACTACCAAGGCAAACATAAGACTTGCCGATATATTTTTATTCATTACCCAAAG